CGCGCTGGAGCTATCCGGCGCTGATCACATCGATCAACCCCAGCGGCACAGATAGCGCGTCAGTCGAAGCGACCAACTACGACCCGCGCATCTACCAGTACGACAACGCAACACCCGCCTAACCACTAGCCAACACCACACACCGGACACGGCCCACTGACGCCGTGCGATTTCGTTCGCCTGGAGTAAACGCATGACTTTCAATACCGGAAACCCTGTTGGCTCGACCGACGCGCGGGATCTGCACGATAACGCGCAGAATCTGGACAAGTTCGCCAATGGGGCAGAACTGGAATATCCAGACCGCCTTGGCGTGCCGCGCAAAAGCTTGGCCGGCATTCGCGCAGAGGTTACCGATGCGCTTTCGCGGCTTGGTTATCAGGTCAAGGGCGACTACGCGACTGGCTTGGTTATTGAGAATTACGGGGAAGTCTTCCGCAAAGACGGCGAGTTCTACCGGGCTAAGGCTGATCTGACGCTGCCGTACCCGCTGGATGGCGATTGGGCAGTTGATGCGCCAAAATTCGTATCGGTTGGCGATGCGGTTCTGCGCGATGATCTCTCGATCATCAGTGTCCGCGCATATACCGGCGCGCCAGACGGAGTGACCAGCAACCAGTCTGGCATAGAAGAAGCGGTCGCAGCTGCCTACGCATCAGGCGCAGAACTTTACTGGCCTGCCGGCACATACGTCTCTACGGCCAACATCCCAAATTTTCACGATGTTCGTCACATTGGAAGCGGAGTGATCAAGCGCGGCGACCAAACTTTCAAGATAGCGCGTCGAGGCAGCCAGCTGAACGCGCTATTTGTGGCCACTTCTGGCGCATCGGGAAATGATGGTCTCACTGCTGACCTGCCTCTTCCGTCTATCCAGGCAGCTGTGAATGTCCTAGAAAGCCTGGGGCCAAATTTGGATGGTCAGTGGGACGTAAATATAGCCGCTGGCGTCTATCAGGAAGCGGTTGCCAGTGCTGGATCGCTGTACTCAAAGAACTACATTAACTTTCGCGGACCTGATGTAGCAGGAGGTACACCAACGGCAATTCTTGATGGTAATGCCAAGACTCTACTGACTGGCTTCAGTCTAGGTCCGAAATGGCGATTCCGCTGCTATGACCTGATGGCGAGGAACTACGGTTATGCAGGGCTGCAAGCTTTTATTCAATGCACCGCACAGTTTTTCAACTGTCACACATCAGGCTGTGTAGAGGTTGGCCTTAACTCAGAAATCCAGAACCGTGTTTGGGTCTACGGAGGAAGCCATAGCAACAACGACAAGCACGGGGTCCGCTTCTATTCGCAAACTACAGGCCAGTTCAATCGTGATCCGCGCACTGGACTAGGAACGGTATGCAGCAACAACGGTCAGCTTGGGGTTCAGATTCGTGAGCAGAGTAACGTCCGAGCCGATTACCTGCAGGCGAGCGGGAACTCCCTGGCCCAAGTCCAGGTAGAGGGGGCCTCGCGCATCCATCTTGTATCCACTGCACTGGACAACGGTGTTGGGGTTATCGCCACTCGCGGCGGTAATTTTCTAGATGATGGGGTGACATACGGCGCAGGGATTACCGATCGGGTAAAACAGCAGTCTGGCGGTTTCGAACTAAGATGGTCTTCCTCCAAGGCTGAGCACGCCGTATCGCTGAGCACGGACCGTATAACCCACACTGGAACAACCTCCCTTACCAATAAATTTACGGGCTTCACCCTTCCTGCCGGATGGTTCGACTTTGGAAAATCCATCGAGGTTGAGATTGTCGGGCAGTGGGCGATGGCAGCCGGGAATACCGGGACGGTGTCCGTCTATCTAGGATCGTCCTTGCTCACGGCTCACACCAGTGCTGCTGGTTCTACATCAACGTTCAGCATCCGAGCGACAATTCAGGCACGAGGGCTCACAGCACAACAGGTGCAGATGATGGGGGTTGATAACAACCGAACTCCGGTAGGTCTTAACTCAGCAAGGACCATCGACATGAGCGCTGAATCGACCCTGCGCGTTCAGGCACAGCTCACCTCGGCGACTGACTCTATCCACATCGACTACATCAAGATTAGGACTGTCGGTTAAGTCTAACAGCCCCGCCAGCCGGGGCTTTTTACGCCTGGAGTTCACATGCACACATCACAGAGGGGGCTTGACCTGATCAAGTCTTTCGAGGGGCTGCGCCTGACTGCATATCGCTGTCCAGCCGATATCCCAACCATCGGCTACGGCACCACGGCCGGCGTGAAGATGGGCGACACGATCACGAAAGAGCGCGCCGAGGAATTGCTGCGTGAGGACGTGAAGCGATTCGAAGGCTATATCGATCGACTGGTCAAGGTGCCGCTGACGCAGGGCCAATTCGATGCGCTGGTGTCCTTTACGTACAACCTGGGCCCGGGTGCGCTGGAGAAATCCACGCTGCTCGACCAGCTGAATCGTGGCGACTATGACAGCGCCGCGGAGCAGTTCGGGCGCTGGGTGAAGGCCGGAGGAAAGACACTGGCCGGCCTGGTCAGGCGCCGGGCTGCCGAGCGCGCGCTGTTCGAGGGCAAGCCATGACCGCCTGGCTGAAGCTCGTCCCCGGCTGGGCCTACTGGGTGCTGGCCCTGGCTGTTGTAGCCGGCGGGCAGCAGATCCGGGTGCTATCGGCGCAGTCTGACGCCGCGCATGCGCAGGCCGAGCACCAGAATCATCTGCGGCAGGTCGCCGAGGCCAATGCCGAGGTGATCCTCAAGCAGCAGGCCGAGCGGCTGGATCTCGAAGGCCGCCTGACCGCAAACGACCAACAACGATACGGAGAGCTGCGCCATGCACAGCAAGAAATTGAGCGGCTGTCTGCTGCTGTGGCTGATGGCGCTCGCCGGCTGTCAGTCCGCGCCAGTTGTCCAGCCTCAGCAGGTAGCGTGTCCGCCTCCACCGGCGCCGGCCGCCTGGATGATGGAAGCCAGCGAGCCGACATTCACGAAGAGGATGCTCGACGTATTGTCGGCATCACCGGAGACGCCGACGCCTGCGCCGTGAAACTGACCGCGCTGCAGGAGTGGGCGAGGGAAGTAACGAAGGGGAATTGAGATTGCCCGGACGGGCTGAGATGGTGCGAAACGCTGTCTAATACTAGGTCAGCGTGCCGCGCAGTTACTGGCCTGTAGATGCGCTATGTACAGCTTGAATTTTAGACAGTGAATCGCTTAAACGCTGATTCTGCGAGGCCTGCGGCCTTATTCTTACACTACTGTTGCATCATCGGAGTGTGGCTAGAAAGCCCGTCGTTACTGGCCTCTGAGGCTTTCTGTCTAATACTCATCGATCCTGTCTAATACTTCATCCGATCCGGGATGGCATTGTCGGCGCCTGGGCTATCTTCGGCAACCTGCCGCGCAGGTACCTGGCGGTCATCCTGGCGTCGGCGTGGCCTCCGAGCGTCTGCGCATTCTTGCCCTCGCGGTCTGCGTCGGTGAGCGACTTGGCGCGGATGTCGTGAATCTTCACGTCATGGATGCCGGTCTTCTCGCGCAGCGCCTGAAACGCTTCCTTGACCGTCTCATAGCTGACTGGCCTCCCGGTGCGCGAGCAGAACAGGGTGAGCGTCCGGACTTTGCGCGGTAGCGCTTTGGCGCGATCGATGACGGCCTGCAGGTCTGGCGTCATGGCCACGATCAGCTTGGCGCCTGTCTTCTCCTGCACGAACGACACACCCTCTTCGTTGATATCTGCCAGGCGGATGGCGATCACGTCCCCGATGCGCTGGCCGGTCAGGTAGCACATTTCAAGGATGGATCGAATGTAAGGGCTTGCCGCGTTGAGCAGGGCGGCGAACTCGGCATCGGTGATGTACCTGTCGCGCCGGCCTTCAGCATGGCGCGTGATGCCAATGCACGGATTTGAGTCTACCTCTTGCCACTCGAGCGCGTAGCCGAACACGATGCGCAGGAATGACAGGATCCGGTTACACATGTTCGGCGTGTCGGCCAGCTCCATCTTCACCGCGGCGACGTGCTTGGGGAGCACCTGGCGCGGCTCGAACTCCGCGAAG